TTGAGGTGACTTCAATGAGCGTTTCCGTCCGCATCGACGAAACCCTGGTGGAAGAGGCCCGCGCCGCCGCCAAAGCCGAATTCCGCACGGTGCAGGGCCAGATCGAGTTCTGGGCCAAGGTGGGCCGTGCCGCCCTGGACAACCCGGACCTGCCGGCCAGTTTCATCGCCGAGAGCCTGATGGCGATGAACGAGCCACGTGAACAGGCCGAACCCTTCGTGCCGCGCACCCGAAAGCCCGAATGACCTGGGAGGTGCGGCAAACGCGCCGCTTTGCCCGGGCCTACAAGAAACTGCATGACAACATCGCCGCGGATGTGGATGCGGCGGTTTCCGCGATTGCCGAGGATCCCGACATCGGCGAGAAGAAAAAGGGCGATCTCGCCCGGCTCTGGGTCTACAAATTCCGCAGCCAGGGCCAGCTCTATTTGCTGGGCTACACCCGGGAAGACGAATTGCGTCTGATCTGGCTCGAGGCCATGGGGCCTCACGAAAACTTCTACCGTGACCTCAAGCGTTAACTCCGCTCATCATCTTCCAGCCTCTCCTGTCATCGCTTTGCTTCGCCGGGGATCGGAGTCGAACACCAGTCCCAGCTCGTCAGCGCGCTGGTTGTCCGCGGCGATCTCGCGATCCACGTCCTCGGCGTCGTAGCCGAAGGCGGAAATCGCCTCGGAGCGGCTCATGAGCCCGGCGCGGATGGCGGTGAGCAGTGCCTTGAACTCCTTCTCGGGGTCGACCCACTGCCAGCCCTGCGGGATCCATTTGCAGGCGAGATACTCCCGCTGCCGACGGGTGAAGTCGGGCAACGGCAGCGCCCTGGAAAGTGCCGCCTGTTCCATCCAGGCCCGCCAGACCGGGCGGCAGAACTGGTGCACGATCACGCCATGCTGGATCGCCTCGCAGCGGCGCCGGAACTCCAGCAGCCCCGCGCGGATGCTGGAGTAGTTGACACCAGTGAGATCCCCGGTCAGCTGCTCGTAGGTGACGCCGATGGCGGCGGCCACCGCACGGAACTGGGTGCGCAGGAACTCCGAGTAGGAACCGCCCACGTCGGCCGGATCGGAGAACTTGACGTCTTCGCCTGGCTCCAGGATCTGCAGAGTCCCGGGTTCGAGTCCGGCCAGCGCTACGCCGGATGCGTCCGCCTCGCCTTCTCCCATGAGGTTGTCCTCCGGGCTCTGGCGAGTGATGAAACCGGCGAACATGGCGGCGGTCTTCTTGCGCACCAGTTCGGCGTCGTCGTACTGGTCGAGTTCGTTGAGCTTGACCAGCGCCCTCGAGAGCCAGGGCTCGCCCCGGATCTGTCCCGGCCGCAGGGGTCGGAACAGATGGATGATCTCGGCGGCCGGCACCCGCACGGTTTCCATGTCGGCGCTGCCGGCGGGGCTCAGCGCGCCGTCCTCCGGGTGGGCGCGATAGAGGTGGTAGGCGACGCGCCGGCCCAGCCGGTCGAACTCGATGCCGGCGCGGATCCGGTTGCCGTTGGGGGCCTCCGTGTTCAGCGTCAGCGGCAGATGCTCGGGTTCCAGCAGTTGCAGCTGGAGCGGCACCGACAGGCCGTCCTCGGGACGGCGCGGGCGCAGCCGCACGAGGCATTCGCCGCCTTCCAGCATGGCCCGGCAGGCGAGCGCCTGCAGGCCGTAGAAGTCGGTGAGCCCCGCGCTGTCCGCCTCCTCAACCCAGGTCCACCACAAGGACTGGATCGCCTTGCGCAGCTCGGCATCATCGACGAGGCTCTGCGGCTTGATGCCGGTGCCGACGGCGTTGGCCACGAAGGCCTCGACGGCGGCCGAGGCCCAGGCGTTGCGGCGCACCAGGTCGCGGGACTTGGCGCGCAGCTCGCTGTGGGTGGCGAGCATGGCGGCCACCGCGCCGGGATTGCCGGGCGTCCAGACGACACTGCGTCGCCCGCGGCCCGCCGCCTCGTGCACGGGCGGGCTCTTGAGCCGGCTGCGGATGCGCTGGAACCAGCCCATTTCAGAAACCCTTGTCCGTGGTGACGCGGATCTGGCGTACCGGGGTCCGTCCCTGATCGCGGGCCAGGCTCGCGTCGATCTCGCGCAGCGCCGCGCGCAGCTCCTCCACCGAGCGGTACTCCACCGTCTTGTCGCCGAAGGTCACGCGCCGCTCGCCCCGGGCCAGGGCGCGCTCCAGGGCCTCGCGATCGGCCTGGGTCCAGGCCATCTCAGGCCCCCGCCAGCACGGCCAGTTCCAGCACCAGGTCGGTCTGATCGGTCTGGCCGTTTCGGTAGACGATCCGCGCGAAGCGGCCGATGGGACGTCCCTGGACGGTGAAGTAGTCGCTGCCCTGGGGTGGCCGATACCAGGCCACATTCTGATTCCGAAAGATGCCCGCGGCCGGCAGCCAGCGCGTGCCGTCCACGGAGGTCTGGATCTCCATCGCCTCGAGTCGCGAGGCGACACCGCTCTTTCGCGCGATCAGCAGCGTATAGGCCTGGGACTCACCCAGATCCACCGTCGGCGTGGTGAAGGTGGCGCGAGGAATCATTGCGCCCGCGCTCCACGTCGCCGCCTGAGCGGGCGCGATCAGCAAGCGGCCGTTCGCATCGCAGGCGAGCGAGCGCCGCTCGTCCGTGCCGGTGTCCGGGTTGTGGTAGATGCCTTCGATGACACTCATGCTCAACTCATCCAGGAACTCTTGATGACGGTTCGGCCGCGCTGCCGGCGGCTCTTTTTCAATTCAGGATCGGGAGATGGTTCCGGCGTCAGCTGGCGTTCCAGCTCGCGCCAGTGGCGTTCCTCGAAACGGTCGAGACCAGCGGCGGATGCCGCGGCGCGGGCGTAGACGTAGCAGTCGAGCGCCTCGTTGCGCTCGCGGATCTTCTGCCACTCGCGCACCGGGTAGCCGTTGCGGTTGCGCCGGGTGATCAGCTGTTCGGCGCAGAGCTGCTTGACGAACTCGGCGTCCACCTTGGGCAGATGGACGTATCCCTCCGGATAGCGGATCTCGCCGTCGTCGAGCACCTCCACGATCTTGCGCAGGTTGTTGTAGAACTCGAGCTTGGCGATACCGCCCGCGACCGCGAACACCTTGACGCCCCGGCGCAGCTTGCGGCCGCCCAGAGTGACGTCCACCGCCGTCGGGGTGCCGACCAGCGCCGCGCCGCGGGCCACGCCCTTGACCGCCATGAGGCGGGCGTCCTTCATGCGGCGCACGAAGGCGTAGGTCTCCTGGGTGGCGAAGCCGGTGTCGATGGCGAACCGGGTCAGCGGCAGGCGGGCGCCGCTCTCGTGGGTCCAGGTCTCGGCGAGCATCTCGGCCAGTCGCTTCCAGACCGCGTCGCGGGCGGTGTCACCCATGAGCACCCGGTGCTCGACGAGCCAGGACTCCTTGCCGCGGCCGAAGGCCCAGACCGAGGCCTCGATGCGATCCTTCTGCACGTCGGCGCCGCCCACCAGCAGCAGGCCGCCGGCGGGAACGGTGCCCAGCGGATAGGCCTCGCGCCGCTCCAGCAGGCGCTCCCAGTCGGGTGCCTCGCCTTCCTCCACCCAGACCTCGCCCAGCTCGGTGTTCTTGAACGCCTTGAACCGGGTGGCCGAGCCCTGCGCGGCCTCCCAGGCCGCGGCGATGTCGGCCCAGGAGCGCCAGCCCAGGGGGCTGTAGAGCGAGGACAGGTGAAAGCCCACGGTCTTGCCCGCGTTCGCCGCTCCCGGCCGTCCATGGCCTCCGCGGCACTCGGGCTCCTGCCCAGCGTCAGGCTTGGTTGCCCGCCACTCGCCGTGCTCGAGCATCCAGGTCTTGTGCGACTCGGCGATGGCCTCCTCGCAGGCCTCGCAGACGTAGCGAACCGTCTGCGGTTCGCCCCATCGCCAGCGCAGCTGCTCGAAGCGCAGCCATTGACTGTGGCCGCAGTGTGGACAGGGCACGAAGTACCGGCGCTGGTCGGAGGCCTCGAACTCCCGCTCGATGGGGCTCGCCCCCGCCACGGTGGGGGTGGAGACGATGAAGATCTTGCGCCGGGCGAAGGTACGCGTGCGCGCCTCTGCCAGGCGGATGGCGTCGCCTTCGCCCTCGACGTCGGCGGGATAGCCGTCCACCTCGTCGAGAAAGAGATAGCGTACCGGCATCGAGCGCAGCCCCACCGCGCTGTTGGCACCGGTCATCACCAGCACACCGCCGCGGAACTCCTTGGCCAGCACCGTGTTGCCGGCGTCACGGGATCGGGACGGCGCGATGCGTTCGGAGAGCGCCGGCGACTCCTCGATCAGCGGATCGATGCGCTGCTTGGAGTTCCGCTTGGCCATCTCCACGGTGGGCGAGACGGCCATCATCGGCCCCGGGGCCAGATGGATGCAGTAGCCGATCCAGTTGTTGCCGCACTCGGTACCGCCCACCTGCGCGCCCTTCATGAACACCACCCGCTCGGCAGGCGAGGACGGCGAGAGACAGTCCATGATCTCCTTGAGATACGGCGTGCGCCGGGTGGACCAGCGGCCCGGCTCGGAGGCCGACTTGCTGGAGAGCATCCGGTAACGGTCGGCCCACTCGGAGACGGTGAGCAGCGGGTCGGGCGTCAATCCCTCGCGCCAGGCGCGTTCGATGGCCTCAGCGCCTTCATAGTCGAACACGGCGCATGTCAGTCCACCCTGGGGGCGGGATCCCTGAGTTCCTCGAGATGCCGGCGCACCTCGCGCTCGAGCATCACATGCAGGGTATGGGCGTCCACGCCCAGCTCCGCCGCCATCTGGCTCGAGACCCGGGCGGGCCAGTTGAGCCAGGCGTCGCGCTCGGCCCGCGCCAGCTTGAACACATGGGCGAGCGCCTTTGCCCGGTCCACCAGTTCTCCCTTGAGGCGGGCGAGCCGGACCTTGGCGGTCTGGGCCTTGAGCATCTCGTTGGCGGTGCGCGCCTGCAGGAGTGTCGTGCCGCCCGAGGGCAGCGCCGACTCGCCCGTGGCCTCGCGAACGGTGTTGACGGCATCCACCGGCACCGCTTTCCGCCGGCCCTGCTTGCGCTGCTGGGCGCTATCGGTATTGGCCGCCCACTCGGCGTCCGCCTTTTGCGGATCGATGGTCCCGTCCGGCTCTGGGGTGATGCGCCCGGTCTTGATCGCCTTGCGCACGGCGGCGTCGGAGACGCCGCGGTGGCGGGCATAGGCGCGGATCGAGATACCCATCGTGCATCCTGTTGATCAAGAAGGAAAATTGTTCGGAATAGGACTTGATAAGCGGGCCGAATGAAGCGTTCATGTCCACACGGTC